CCAATCTGTTACCCGAGGCATTTGCGTGGTTGTTGACGATCGGTTATATGAAGTTTGCAGCGCCGTGTCGAGAAACATCCAGTTTGGAAGATTGGATTGATGTAATTTATGAAACGGTCGGAATGGATGAAATATTCGACGCAATTGCTCAGCTTAACATGGGTGAGTCGCGTTGGTTCAATTGGGATGAGTGGATCAAATTACGCCGAATGATTGTCTACGCGCGCAAATACGTCCGTGGATTAATCGAGGAATAATCTGTGCTAAGAAAAAATGATTATATTTATTTTATTTTTTATAAATTACATAAAATAGGGGTCATAGATATAATAATCCGAGTAAACTTCATATGTATCATCCGAATCTAACATTTTAATGGTTGGGGTGGTATGTGACTTTATATATTTTTTAAGTTCGATTTGCCAGTCATACATATCATTAAATATGTCCTCCTGTAAGATCCTAACTACTGATATACCATTTGCCAAGCAATAGTCCATTTTATACTTATCCTTCTGTTGTGCAATCTTTGGATCACCCCAATTTGATACTTGTTTAAAATGTTGTATACCATCTACTTCAATAACTAAATTATATTCTGGCATATAAAAATCAAATCTACTATTTGGCAAATCATTAAATATATGTTCTTTCTTGACATCCTTATATTCAGTGTTTAACCACTGATATACCAACAATTCCGTTTTATTAGTGTGAAATGGACAACCCGATCCACTCAAATGACTACCAGCCTCTTGATTAAATTCTAAATTACATTTATTACATTTAATAATAACTTTAAAATGTCTTCTGACATATAATACCTTATTATAGTTATAATTATTATTATGAATTGATTTGGATTTTGCGATAAACCCGTCAGTTGTATTACGTCTAGCATTGGCTTTATTTTTTATAGCACATAATGAACAACCACGTCCAGTAAGGTGACCTGCTGGTGTTTGTTTAAAATCAATGTTACATTTGTTGCAACTAATTGTTATTTTTGTGTGATCATTAGCATAGTCTACTTTGTTGTAACAATACTTGTCATAATGGATTAATTTAGCACTAGAAATAAACTGTTCTGTTGTTTTATGTCGACCATCGGTGCGATTTTTTATACCACATTTTGGACATCCGTGTCCACTATTAATATGTTTACTTGGAGTTTGATTAAATTCAGTGTTGCATGTATTACACCTAATGACAACTTTATCAGTGCTATTAACATATACAACTTTGTCATAATTATACTTATCGTTATGAATTGCTTTGGATTCTAAGACAAACTGTTCTGTTGTTTTACGTCGACCATCGGCGCGATTTTTTATACCACATTTTGAACATCCATCACCACGGTTAATATGTTTACTTAAAGTTTGATTAAATTCGTTGTTACATATATTGCACTTGATAATAACTTTAGTTTTAGCATTTACATATACGACTTTATCATAATTGTACTTATCAGGACCATGTTTTGCTATAGCGTCTGCGATGAATTGTTCGGTTGTTTTTGTCATTGTGGTAGTTGGTATAATATTATGTATTTATTCACATTTCATAATAAATGATTGTCAAAAAATATAAATTATTAAATTATTCGTTAGATCTAATAGATCTATTACAAATCTTCAAGCACAGTGTCTAATGCTTTGGTATTATTCTTAATAAAGTCTTCATTAACGCATACCTTATTGTAGGCAGTTCCTACTGGAATTGATTGACCTGCGATTAGGTTAGCGCTGACTCCACTCAGTCTATCAGTCAATCCATTAATACTTGCAGTTTGGATAACTTGAATACTATGTTGAAAACTAAGTCGCAGTGTGATGTTACTATTCTCACGTTTTTGTAATCCAGTACTCTGAATTGATGTACAGACGCCGCTTGTGGTCATTTCGTCCGCAAATAATAGACAGTGAAATTTACTTAGATCGTTCATAGCAACTAACATTTCGTTGACGATCTTACTACGTGCGGCGGTGATTCCAAATACACGTTCGGTTTCTTCAAGCGAATCCGATTGAGTGCGGTATTTGTCAATATATGGATTTTCGAGGATTTCACGTAGATTTGTCCCAGATGTTGCGATACCATATACTTTTTTAATTTCTAATGCACCAGTCTCGGTTTTAAAATGTTTCATTACACTTACGACCATTGCCGATGTAATGTTTTCAACACCTCTAACGATGACATCTTTAATCTTGTTCATAATTGGGATTACGTTGTCTTCATAATAAGTATTTGATACTTTAAACATCGGAGTCCGTAAATAACAGCGTACAAATACTACCTTTGCGTTTTCTGGAGTATAAATGATAAACAATTCAGGATGTTTAATTCGAACTGCTAATATGATAGTTTCAAGTTTCATACTCTTAAGAATGAGTTCTTCACGATCTAATTCATAACGAATACACCAATTGGCGAGATCATTAGGAATCTTCTGACCATAATTATGTTTGGCAATCTCATTTATAATAGATGCTTCGTGTTTGTAACTTGGATGAGTTGGTACACCATATTCTTCGAAGAATATACGCGTATTAGCAACGAAGCGTCCGAAATTCATCATTTCGATATGATTGGCAATTTCTTGAACTTTAAGTTTATTATCTTCAAATTCTGGTTTTACCATAATCATCATATGTGTGTTTTTCATACTTTGGGTTTCTTTAGCACCAAGTACTTCTCGCAGGCGATCAATACCATTGGTTTTGGTACCACCCATACCACCGGTACGATGTCGGGCGTCTAGCACGTACTGAGTTAAAGGCTCACTAATTGATTGCGCTGCAATAATACCTACACTGGTACCATACTCGACTAATGCCTTTTTATAGATCAACACGACTCGATTAACAATAATTTCAAGATGTGCATTGATTGCGCCTTTCTTGATTAAATTAGCTGTGCAAAGATAACTTCGTAGCATAATTCGTGTTAACAATGTACTTTGTTGAATATATTTAGGAATTGGTTTCTTTGTGTGTCTTAATAGATCATTACTGAACACATAGCCTAAATTTTTGCATAGATCATCGATTGTTGAAATCGCTTTGATAGGATCAAGGATACGATCTGATTCATCCATATTTGCAACCATTTCGTTATAGTTGTAAATTGTATCATCGAGAATACGTGCAATGTTGACTGGGACATGCTTAGTATCGTTAAGAATGTATTCTTTAGGATTACTATCTTCGAATTTCATAAAGATGCTTCGATATTTGTCGCGATCAACTGTTAATTGTTCAAATTCTTGATCGAGCAACGCCGCAACCTGCTTATTTTGAAATTTCTTGTCAAATAATTTGATGTCAGCTTTATAATTCTTCTCAAATGCCTCATCACTAATCATAATAGTTGGAAATTTGACTTTTTCTGTACGGGCAGCGTCAATTCCGCATTCTGCATATAATGGTTGTACAATATTATAGCCTTTAACGGCTTTTCTTAAGTTATCGGTAATAATACTCTCTAAATTTTTAACAGAGATACGATTTTGATAACCGACTACACTAGTTGATAGACCTAACGCGATCATACCGTGTCTGGCGTTAGCAGCATTAAATGCATATACATCGTTGGTGATGCCTTCACGATAAGATGTCGAGATAAATCCATTTGCGGCGGGTTCTGGGTCATAACGTAGGAAGTACGGTGATGTTCGTGCCCATCCGGCTTGTGCTCCAAATCGACGTCCGTTGATAGTTACAGCGCCTAACGCACCATTAAGATCAATAAAGTTAGGTACTTTACCTTTAGATCCGGTTAGAATCATACGAGCCATCATGTTACTATTGAGGTCAATATCCTCAAAAATAGGGTTAACGAAATCGTCACCACGTTCAAGTGCGTTTAATTGTTCACTTTCGTTAAATTCGTATAAACTGGTACCAATAGGTGGGATCAGCTTACCGTTATTAAGACGTTGGGTAATCTTACGAGATTCTGTTACCAACGCAGCAACCTTACTTTTAACAATTTTGGTTGCATTTTCGGATATATTAATATCGCGGATTCCAATAGTATATCCACTAAATAGGAAGAACTTATGGGTCATTTGTTGCATATTATAGATGGATTCCATTGCGGTGAGATTTCC